AATCCAACACCAAGAAGTTCTATGAGATTCACGACACCACAGCCTTCTCCACACTACCCCTTTTTTGCAGTGATAGTTTAGTAGTTTATGGATACATAACAATTGAGTGGTGTGATTCAAACATTCTTGACCATGTGAATGAAACTGATGTGCAGAATGAGTTTGAATATTCCCGAGATCAGATTTCATTCTTACTGAACTCAGCAAAAGACTACAGATGAATAAACTACGGAAAAATTTGTTCAAAGATCTGGATCTTGACTTCTCCCCGCATCCTATGACGGGTGATGTACCACAGAAAAAGGACGAAGAGGCTGTGAAGAGGTCGATTCGAAATCTAGTTTTGATGAACAAATACGACAAGCCTTTCAAACCAGAAATAGACGCAAGGCTATCCAAATTACTATTTGAACCAGCGACCCCAATCACAGCGGTAATGTTGCGATCAAACATCATAGATCTTCTCAACAGGTATGAACCAAGGGCGATGATAAATGATGTGATAGTGGTGTTCAACAACGAAAAAAACATGTTTGAGGTCAGCATCTCTTTCATGCTTCTCAACAGCAGACAGACATCTAAAATGTTTGTAACCTTAGAAAGGCTGAGATAAATGCCAAATCGCGCACTATCTACTCCAGTAACAAACTTAGATTTCGATTCGATAAAGAATAACCTGAAGACATATCTTTCGGGAACGAGTGAATTCAGCGATTTTGACTATGAGGGATCGGGAATCAATGTTCTTCTTGATTTGCTCGCATACAATACGCATTATATGGGGTTGTATGCAAATATGCTTGCGTCCGAGTCCTTCATGGAATCAGCCGTACTTAGAAGGTCAATAGTTTCATTAGCCAAAAATCTTGGATATGTACCAGATTCAAGGAGCGCATCCACCGCTGTCGTGAACGTCACGTTTGGGGCAACATCTGGTGTTCCTTCAAGCATTCCACAGGGTACGAACTTCTTTGCTACCAAGGATGGTGAAAACTATACCTTTACTTGCACAGAGGCATTTGTTATAAACAAGTCCAGTGTCCCTTATAAAGCATCCAATGTGAGTGTAAGGCAGGGGGTGTATAAGTCTGCATCGTTTGTCTATCGAACGGATAGCAACTCAACCAAGTTTGAAATTTTGTCTGACAAGATCGATAGAAGCCTTACCAAGATTTACGTTATGGCTTCGTCCTCCGATCTAACCAATGCGGATGTGTCTTGGAAAGAGAATAGTAAATTCATCGAACTAACTCCGAGCAGCAAGGTCTATTTCATAAATGAAAACTATCGGGGAAACTACGAGATTAGTTTTGGTGATGGTATCTTCGGGGCGAAGCCAGAAGAAGGTAGTTTCATAACCATAATTTACTTCGAAACCGATGGGTTGCTTGGAAATGACATCGGCAAACAGGATACGAATTTCAGTTCATTTCAGTTCAATGGAATTGCGGGAGATGATTTTGATTCCGTCGTAACGACGGTAACACCATCTTATGGTGGTGGCGATAGAGAATCAAGCGAGAAGATACGCTACACGGCTCCAAAATTCTATCAGTCACAGGACAGAGCGGTGACGGTGGGGGATTTTGAATCAATAATTTTGAGTGAATATTCTTCAGCGGAATCTGTACGAGTTTGGGGTGGCGAGCAGAACGATCCACCGGAACACGGAAAGGTGTTCATATCGATCCTGCCCAAGAATACAAACCTACTCAGCGATTCTCAGAAGGATGCTGTGAAGAGAGAGATAATCAACAAGAAAACTATTGTGGCTGTAACCACCGAAATAGTTGATCCCGATTATACCTTCGTTAATGTAAATTGTAGTGTATCTTATGATTCAAATAGAGCATTCATATCAGAAACGGATATGAGACAGATCGTGAATCTAGCGGTCAGAAACTACTTCAATCTTTACTTGGGGAAGTTTAATGCACCGTTCAGATATTCTTCGCTCTCAAGGCTCATCGATTTGTCCAGCAATAGCATAGTTAGCAATAGAATAAACACCACAATCTACAAGAAGATAGTCCCATCTCCAGTGAGTGCAGGAAACTATACCCTGTACTTCGATGCGCCGATCTTTCATCCCTATGACGCTTATGCGGAGAGCATCGTCAAGACATCTGTATTCAAGCATAAAGATGTAAATGGAAACATCAGGGATTGCTTCATAGAAGACAACGGAAGCGGTCGTTTGATCATGTATAGGTACAATGGACTGGACAAGGTGGTAGTTCGAAACAAACTTGGGACCATTGACTATGCAACTGGAAAGGTGGTTATGAGTGGATTCAATCCCGTAGGTACTGGTTCCATTCCGTACATAACATTCGAAGTTACTCCAGATCAGAGGGTTGACATCATACCAAAGAGAAATCAGGTTCTTTTGATCGACAACAACTCCCCTAATCCCATCAAGATATCTTTTGTTGATACGGCTACTGGAAACTATTGATGAATGTTGTCCCCCTACTATTTACAGGTGTTACTGCTCCAGCACAGGCACCAACCCTTGCTTTATCGGAGGAGTCTCCCCGTATACTCAAGAGGTTTGGACCTAGTAACTTAATCGTTGATCAAGTTCCCGACTTCATCAACAGAGATCATCAAACATTTCGTTCTTTCGTAGAAGCGTATTACGAGTGGATGGAAAGAGTTGAGAATCCATTTGGAATCATAGATGGATTTATGGATTTGACCGATGTTGATAGAAGCCTTGGAATATTTTTTGATGATTTCCGAGAAACCTATCTTCGAAATTTTCCGTTTCAACTTGCCACCGATTCCGAGGGCAACGTAGTCAATGAAGCCAACTTCTTAAAGAATGTGCGAGAGTTCTATCGCGCAAAAGGAACCGAAAAGGCTTATAAGTTTTTGTTCAGGCTTTTGTACAACGCTACGGCGGAAGTCTATCATCCATCAAAGGATATATTGAGGACATCCGATGGAAAATGGACGGAACCGATATCGATAAAAACGACAAGTAATGGCGGAACGGGAAACTATGCCATAGAAGGCAGTCAGGTATATCAGGTGAACTCGACAAGCGGTGATGTAGTTGCCACAGCCGTTGTACAGCGTGTTGTTCAGTACAGGAAAAACTACTACGATATAACCGAAATATATCTCAAAGATTTGGTTGGAGATTTTATTCCAGGAAACGAAGTCAAGTCAACAACATTTGGTTTCCTTGAGACGGTGTATCCTGTGGTCACTAAGATCGATATATTGTCCACGGGAAAAGACTATTCAAAGACGGACCCTCTTGTCGTTGTGAATACAGGCAATGGCATAGGACTATCGGTAGCCATAGAAACTATAAACGAAAGAGGAGAGATAAAGTCGATAAAAGTAATAGATTCTGGAATAGGCTATGAGGAGGGTAAGGTATCTATATCCTCTTCCACGAATAGCGGGGATGGAAATCTATCGACCAAAGTCGTCGTTGGTGGTGTGAGCAGATATCCAGGATTCTATTCAAGCAATGATGGCAAGTTGAGTTCCAACAAAAAGATTTTCGATGGAAACTACTATCAGCAATTTTCATATGTGTTGAAAAGCGAGATTGCATTCAAGCGATATGCGGAGACGTATAAGAAACTAATTCATCCCGCTGGATTCAAGATGTTTGGTGAAGTTCTATTGAAGCGAAATATAATCGACTCCCTACCATTCCACTCAGAGTTTCAAAGATATGAAATTCCATACATCGGACATTACACCCCATATAGGATGGGAACTACAGCCGATCTGTACAACAAGTACATCAATGGATTCAATCCAAGAGGGAATACGTTCAGTTCCTATCAATCATATGGTCAGACTGGCGGAAAACTCCTCATCACCCCAATCGGGTTTACCTTTGGCAGCGGCGTAACATGGTCTATATTGGCTGCTAGTGGATCGAACAACAACCTGATATCTGCCGATGTCTTTGAGTTCCAAAAACTTGGACAAACTTGGGGTGCGTTCTATCTCAAGCAAATAGATTTCGACACCACAACTGCAAGCATAACTGGTGGTGGATTTGTTGCTGGTTCCACAATATTTCTTGTCGATAGCAATGCAGTTGGCTATACGGGAACCATCGAAAGAGTGTCTTATGGATTGGGCATAGTTCCGGAAACAACAAGTGGACAAACCCATGATCCGCAAGGACTTCCTCTTGGATCAAGCGGTAGTTTTGAAGGATACATAGAAGCACAGGGATTTAGTTATGCGTACTGGGAAATCTATCACCACCCAAACATCAGGGGAATGATAGGATACAACAGCATTTGGAGTGGTGGAACTGGACACGGCGCGTCGTTTGGAGATGTAAACATCTATCGATTCTTCAAGATGCCGTTGGGATATCACTTCCACTCCAATCCAGCAGGAACTCCTTACTTGGGAACAACGGGTGTGAATAATGAATATGGTCTGATCGAAGCAACATCACTAGCATCACCGAACTTCTAAAATGGCAAACAATGCATTAAAAACCAATCTAAAGACTGACCTAATAGGGCTTATAAAGTCTGAGGTCACAAACAGCAACTATTACTATCTCTTTGTGGGGAAATCGACTCCATACGAGGATAATGCCAGCACCGCTCTGATTGAAAGTGATGTCATTCCTCCATCCATAGCCGAGTCATCCAGGAATCAGTATGATTCTTATCGAAACATGTTGTTCGCAAAAAGAGTGCGCCCCGAACATATACGATTCATCATTCCAAGAATAGATTGGACATATGGGAATGCGTATACACCATATTCAGAAAACACTGACATGGATGGTCAGTCTTTCTACGTTGTCACAACAGATTTCAATGTATACAAGTGCATGGGTGCCAATGGACTTTCTACTATCATGCCAACGGGAAGATCAACGGATGTCATCACCCTTTCCGATGGGTATAGTTGGAAATATCTCTACACGGTTCAAGAGGATGATATTGAGTACATAACTCTTGAGTATATTCCAGTATATTTTTCTCTAGGAGAATATGTTGAGCAGCGAGAAGTGCAGAACACAGCAAGGGCTGGATCGATAGATTCCGTTTCTATCGACTCATCTCTCAGTCCTGTATTCAATAAAATATTCTCCTTCAATAGAACAATAAGCAATCTATTTAAACCGACTATTTTTTCCGATCTTGGCATAACGGTAAATTCGGCTGGATCAACATACATCTCATTCTTGTCCACGGGAGAGGATTCCGATCCAGCAAGTGGAAAATGGGACAACTATGCCATATATGTGAGTGAAGGACCAGGTGTCGGTCAGTACTTCAGGATACTCAACTTCGTGAAGGGTGGCGGATCTGGAGTGTCCTACTACTATGCAAGCGTATATCCCGCCATCGACAGGGAGTTGACGGAACAAAGCATTTTTAAGATAGTCCCAAATGTTGTCGTTGATGGAGATGGCTCAGAAGCATTGGTGGTTCCAATCACAACATCTGAAAGAAAAATATCTGCATTGTCGATCATCAATGGTGGAAAAAACTACACATATGCAAAGCCAAGAAT